CAGTTAAATATTTGAAAGATAAACACCACTCGAATAATCTGTTGTGTTAAATGTAACAGCGTAGGCTGTAGTGGTATTCGCAGCAGTCTGGTCTGTAGTGTCCTGAAACGCCCCATAGGGAGCCGCATCAGCTTCAGCAGCATCAGTTACCGGCGTGAAGAATATTAAGCTCTCAGAGCCTATACGCTCGTCATAGAGGGTAGTTGTGGTGGCATTGCCTGTAGCCAGCGTCAATAGCCCCGTATTATTGGTTTTACCGTCCATAATCCCGCGAACAACTTCTGAAACCTCACGTTCTGAGGCTCCAAAGACAGGGAGAGTTCTAAACTGGACGTTACGAGTCATCGATCACCCTGTTTCACAATCTCAACTTCCACACCAACTAGAGTTTTCCAGTTACTTGAGGTCGGAGATACCTTAATTCGGTGATATTCGCCGTTAGAACGCAAAGAACAGCGATTTTCAGCGTCAGCAGCCACAGCCGTACCAAATTCCACCGTATCAGTCAGCAAATCACGACTCGCAACCGCTACAGTTCCAGTTCCATTGTCAATAATTGGTTTCGCCAGAGTAATAGTTGAGCGCCCAATATCAATATCGCCTGAAACCACATAAGCAGACTTAAATGCACCAGAGATAGCGACGATCTTTTGCTCTCGAACACCCATCGCCAGCAGTTGTCCACCAGCCCATAGACGAGAATCCAGCGGAATATCCAACGAATCTATGTTTGTGCTGTAGTTATCAAGCTGTTCAAGCGTCGCAGAAGGCGTATAACCATAGGAAAGATGGTAAATATCCGTCGTTCCGTAACTCCATTTACCCAAATCTATCGAGTAATACAAAAGATAACGACCACCAAACGTGTTTTTGAAGTTCCAGATGACTAACTTACGGACAGGATCAACCGTTGAGCTAATGGCATTGATTAACTGGTCTGGGATAGCGTTTTCAAAGAACCACCGATTAACCTTCTCTAGTCCAATATTCTTAACTGTCTGACCATCACAGACGTAAAAACCATCATCAGCTAGGAAATAAGTCAAACCACCAAACTGAGCAATAGAACCGTTAGAAAGACACCCAAGAGTCCTAGAAATAGCGTCAAATTGGAAGAAATATGGACTACCAGAATATGTCATCCGGTAAATAGCACGTTCCAAGAACACCAATCCGTACTCACCACCAGCTAAACCGATAATATCCCCACCATCAGGAATTACCTGAGTATCAGCCTGAGAAGCAGCACTGGGAGTCCAGTCTGTTTCATCGTTAATATCAGACCAGTAGACCTTGTTTTCCTCACCACCTACGTTAGCTGCCACCACAAAGTCACGAACCACTGTGACATACTTAGCCGTAGGAGCAGCCGCAGATAGGTCAGAAACAGTCGTGGAGCCGCCTAAGTCCCAGTATTGGAGCTTATCCCCACCGTTAGCCATAATCAGCTTAGAGCCGAACTGAGTAACATCCCATGACTCAACAGCAGAATAAGTAGTCTTTACAGGGTCAAGGCTGGCATCACTAGAGTCAAACTTATAAATCGAAGTAGCACTAGCAGCAAAAAGAGAGGAAGCACCAGCAGACTTACCTGCAAAAGCAATGAGCAGAGTTTCTCCAGCAGCGTCAGAATAGTCAGCGGCATCTCGTAATGGGGCATATCCGTTAGTAACAGGGTAACAATTCACAGCTTCCATGACCGAACCAGTTACACCCGGCTGATCTGGTAGCCACTCCCCAAATATGATCTTTTGCCTCATTGCTTAACCCAAGTCGTTGCTTCATCAGGAACTATTGTCCACTCGTAACCAATGATATTTCCAGCAGCATCTACAGAAGCAGCTACTACTACAGAAGCAGCACCTTCAACTTCATAAGTACCAAGAGCCGTAACAGTTGCAGTTCCATTGACTGAAGCAAAGCCGCCAGCAGTATAAACAGCACTAGCCGCTACAGTTGCATTTCCAGTAACAGATGCAGTTCCAACCAAAACGTCAACTGGAGTTACCTCTAGCGTTCCGTTTGCCGTAACAGCAGCGGAACCCATAATCATCGCAATACCAGAAGCAGTTACTGTAGCCGTACCAGTAACACTAGCCGTAGCAGTATCGTCCTCGTATTGGGCGTAACCATCAGTCCAATAACCAGCAACTACATAACGATCAGGTTGGGCTAAGTCACCTTCGCCATACCCTTGCGTCCAGTAGTCGTAATCAACGTAATTAGCCATTTTGAGCCATTACATCCCATGTTTGATTAGCTTCGTTCCAAGAATACATTTGACCGTCTGTAGGCATCGCCACAGGAGACTGCCACTGAGCATTAGCATCAAGAGTCCAGCTTGGATAAGGCTGAGGAGGCACAAAAGCGTCAAGAACTGAGTCATAGGTATATCCTATTCCAGCATAGTTTTTACGGAAATTACCGTTATAACTTGTTTGCTTCCAAGTACCACCAAACAGTCGCTCACAGAAAGCAGCACCAATATGCTCTTTCTCAACGCCATTGGCATCTGACGTATCCTTGTTATCCACTACGATTACTCGCAGCACGATATTATTTGCATCAAGTTCACAGAAATGCGCCACGTTAAGCCTCCAATTTCAATCCGGTCAAACTTAATTCGTCGCCAACAACCCCAACAGGGAATGTGTTAAACGACATACTTATCCTCGTATCCTCACCTTGCACAGCAGGAACATTATGCTCAAGCGATGAAGGAAACAAAATCAATCTTCCCTTCATAGCCTCAAACCACCATGACTCAGAGTTGTAACTATTCCATTCTTCAGGTGGGAACTTGATCTGCTGCCAGCCAGAACGATAGAAATAAATCTTATCGTCAGCGTTAGTATTTAAATAAAACACACCTGAGATAAAGCTATTCGGATGAGCATGTTTGTGATGCCACTGACCTTGTTCTGAATAGTTAAACCAGCTTTGAGTTATCCGCAAATGAACATCATGCTTAGGATTAACTGTTGCTTTAAAGTATTCAGCTACGCAATCTTCAATCCAGCCTCTTAGAGAAGTCATTACTGAATCACGCAGCACAAAGTTATTTGCACTTGTGACATTTCCCTCATTAGGTCTGGTTTCTTGACCACGAACAAACAGCAATTCCTCATCTGTAAGTTCACGGTCTAGGTCAAACATACCTATCGGAGTCGGGAATAAGTGGTGCATGTTCATGCGACCGCCTTTTCAAATTCTTCAGCCTCAGACTTCAACTTAGCTAAATCTTCATCAAGCCATATCGTAGGAATCTTTTCCTCAAACTCTTTAATCTGATCCATTACCCAATAAACCTCTTCAATAGACGGGCATGGACGAGGATCATCCCAACGAGTAAATACACCATTAGAAATTTCCCATTTAGCATTAGGACGCAGCAATTGCATTGCCGTATCTATGCCGAAAAGTCTGTAGATTTTAGTTTCCATAAATCCTTATTGATTTATCTTGATGATGACAATGCCGGAGCCGCCGTTATAACCACCGGCTGAATCACTTCCACCACCGCCGCCAGTTCCAGTGTTGGCTGTTCCTGCGCTTCCAGCCGTTGTGCCACCAGCTCCTTTGCCGCCATTTACTGTGGTACTTCCTCCTGCACCACCAGTACCCGGAGCAAAACAGCCGCCGCCACCGCCGCAGGCATAGGTAACGCTACTTCCAGAAATAGAGGAAGCACTTCCGTCACCGCCGTTTCCTCCGTTCCCGCTTGCTGATGACGCTCCAGCGCCACCACCACCGCCACCTCCACCACCAGCAACATTGGGGGGAGTACCACCTGAACCACCATTGTTTCCTTGCGATGTAGGTGTCGATGGAGTATTGCCTGTTCCTCCGGGCGATGTTGCATAAGTAGAACCACCACCAGAGCCCCCATTTGCTCCGGGCGTTCCAACAGCACCACTGCCAAAACCACCGCCAGTGGAAGTAATAGAGCTAAATATAGAATCTGAACCAGATGTTCCGTTCGTTCCGGAAGCAGTGTTGGTAGCACCTGTGCCGCCAGAACCAACCGTTACTGCATATTCAGTTCCAGCGGTAACACTAAGACTTGTGCCTGTGCGATACCCACCTGCACCGCCGCCGCCTCCATGTCTTGAGCCACCACCTCCACCACCAGCAACCACCAAATAATCCACGCTGGTCACACCAGTTGGCGCAACCCACTTAGTCGATGACTTGAACGTAAAGACGGTCTGCGATGCTACGGTGTAGGACAGGATGACGATGCCAGATCCGCCTGCGGAACCATTAGCACCGGCAACCCCACTAAGTCCGCCAGCGCCACCTCCGCCTCCACCAGTATTTGCAGAGCCATCAACTCCATTTTTTGCCGGAGAAGAACTTGTTGCTTGCCCACCATTACCGCCGCCGCCAGCGCCACCAGAACCGTTGGTTGCTCCAGAAGCGTGTGCACCACCGCCGCCACCGCCAGCATAAGTTACAGATGAACCGCTGATAGTAGATGCAGTTCCAGCACCACCGTTTCCAGCAACTTTTGACGGAGAAGAAACAGCAGTCCCACCAGCAGCAGATGCCCCACCGCCGCCTCCCCCAACTAGGTTAGGATTAGCTAATCCCCCACCGCCATTATTGCCCTGCGATGGCGATGTAGAAGGAGTGTTTCCTGCGGCTCCAGAAGTGTAAGACATTGAACCGCCACCACCAGAACCACCAGTTGCAGCAGATGCGCCGGGAACAAATCCATTTGCGCCAGCGCCACCACCTGTAGAAGTAATGGTGCTAAATACCGAATTACTACCACTTCCAGCATTTCCGCTATCTGCTGGAGATGGAGCAGAACCACCTGCACCTACAGTAATTGTGTAATCTGTACCAGCGGTTACACTAAATCCTGTGCCAGTACGAAATCCACCAGCGCCACCACCACCTCCTGCTGATTGAGCGCCTCCTCCACCACCTCCAGCCACGACAAGGTAATCAACACTCGTCACTCCACTAGGCGCAGTCCATGTGCCGGAAGCAGTAAACGTCTGGACAACGGTGTAGCCACTAGTAGCCGCTATGCGACCTAGCAGCAAGGCCATAATTCCACTCATATCGATTCCTTACGATACATTGCCAGCGATGACGCAAACCGTTCCGCTTTGGAACAATACAGTAGCCAAACCACGAGTTGCCAGAGAAACAGTTGCTTTATCAGTATCAGTTCCAGCGATATATGCAGTAGTAATTGAGCAAGTACAAGTCACAGCGCCAGTGGTATTGTTAAATATAGAAACAATATCGCCAGCCGAGAAAGTCGCATCAGGAATCGTAATAGAACCACCTGAGCCAACTTCAACATACTTACCTACATCAGCCGTTTGCAGCGTGTAAGACGATGTTTTAGCACCAACAGCAGGAACATTCTGATAACCAAGCGTGTTTGAACCAGCAGGAAGCGTCCATGTATACGAACTAGCCGCAGCAGGAGCATTCAGCGTACCAGTGCCACTAGCAGAGCCTTTAAGCAGCAATGAGCCGCTAGTAAATGTCTGGTTAGCAGTCCAAGTCTGAGCAGTTCCCGGAGCAGCATAGTCAGTTCCAGCAGTAGCCGTTGTAGCTACACCAGCAGTCGCCTTAATGATGCCTGTGATAGTTGCTCTTTTAAGAACTTTACCTGTTGTGCTACTCCAGAGGGCTAGTTCTGAGTCAACGCTAGAGGTAACGCCTTCAATCTTGTCTGTATTAAGATTGGTGAAGTTACCGTCAACCTCAGCAAAGCTAAGGGCTGAACCTTTACCAGAGCGGGTAGTAATCGTAGTCATCTCTTACCCCTTAACTCAACGTGACCGACAAGTTACCAGAAGTTATCTTGAAAATATCGCCATTGTTAATCGTTTTAGACGAATCCAGAGCAGTATGGAACAGCAGATTGCCGCTAGTCACCGCATCACGAATACCAACGTAAGCGATAATCCCCCAGTCAGCCGTAGCTTGCGGGAACTCAATCGCAGCACTGTTCGTAGACGCACCGTTAGACGGAGAACCGAAAGTAATCGCCTGACGAGCATATGAACCACCTGAAACCTCAGTGCCAGTATCAGCATCAGTAGGATCAGACGTATACAGCGCCAGATAAGTCGTTGTGGGGCTGGTATAGCTCGTATTACGCAATACAGCGTTAATCAGAGCTGTTTCCAGATAATTTGCCATTTCTGCCATGATTTCACCTCGTATAAGACATAGACATAGGCTGACCGCCATACTCACTAGACTGGTCAGAAGTATTTATTGCTAAGATAGCACGATCATACAAAGCTGCCCATGTCTGGAGCCTTGCATCATTCATAAGATATGGTTCTGCTTCACCCAATGCAGCGTAAAGTAGTGCATCAGGATAATTAGCTAGGAATGCGTTAGTGATATTTGTATCCGTTAGATACTGAGGCTTAGCGTAATACAGCATTTGGACGCTATAAGCAGTATCAGGAATCGGAGCAAACTGAATCTCGTTAGCTAAAATCGTGTAATCCACTGGCTTACCTGAATCAGTGGTACGAGAACCAGCAAAAAACGCATTAGGAGAATAGTAAGTCAGAGCCTGAACAGGAGTTGTCCGTAAGTGGATATCCCGCATCTCTAGAAAGTCCGTAGGGAGGCCGACAGTCGAATCTGCTGCTGTGGTATCAGCCCTCGCTACGACGAGCATCTTGCGCGTTCTAAGGTCTCTGGAGAGCCTTTCTTCGCCTAGACGGATAAAGTCTGGTATCTGGTTAGTCAGATCGCTACGGGCTAAGTAACTCGCTATCGTAGACTTTAGAGAACTATAATCCGTCAATGCCATGACTATTTCCCGTTGTTATGATCCTCGATGGCTGTCTCTCCGACATCTTCCCACCGATACTCATGTGTTCCTATATGTCCAATGTACTTAGATAAGTCATGATCCACAAACGTCGGAATCCCCTCATCTAAAGCCTTCAGACAGAAATAAATATCCTCGCCAATAATTCCACGTGGTGACCATTCAGCACTAAACCACGGAGTTTTCAGCTTTTCAAACACTTCTTTAGCAATCAAAGTCGCACCGAAACCAATAGCAGTTACCTGTTCGCAACCTTGTTTACCCCTAGAATCAACCTTAAGCCAGCGAGTCTTTTTAATCTCGCCATTCTCATCATCCTTAGTTAGCTCTAAATTCAGAGCCGTACTCAGAACAGGCTTACGTCTAGTTACTGCATTTACACCTACTATCGGCAACTCACGACTTAGCAAGATACTAATAATATCTGGCGGGAATCTCATGTCTGAATCAATAAACAGCACATGAGTACATCCTTCAGATAAAGCCGCCTTTACTAGACCTTCACGCTGGTCAAATATCAGCGTTCCAGCCATCGTATATAACTTTAATCCGTTGTTCTCATCATTGCAACGATGTTTAACGTCATGTCCAACCATCCTCGCAAAGTCAAATGCAAAGCCTGTATGCACCTCATCCCTAGCTGGTACACAGACTCCAACAACAGCACCCTTCACAGCTTTCTTATCTTTTTTTGTAGACATTAGAGAGTTCCTCTGTATGTGCGCCAGACCGATCCTTCGCCATTCATCCACTTGGCAAATTCCGCATCGTCAACTATGTGGAATCCCCTCATAATCCCTTTCTTGTTCATCTCATCAATGACCGTAAAAGGAATCTTTCCTACATGGTGAAAGTCGTTTAGATGACCAGTTCTAGCCTTATCAGCGTCTCTAATCTCATTAACAGCTTGCAATATTTCAGTTACATCCTGCTGAGTTTCAATGATGATCCCACCATCTCCATCAGCGTGTACTACAGAAGTGCGAAAGTTCACTTGGAGTCCTTTCTAAAAAACCCCCGAGGCCGAAGCCCCGAGGGAAACACGCAACTCAGCGTGAAGGAGACGTTACAGACTCATGTCCAGATCGAAGCAACCACCATGAGCAGCTTCGTTCTTAACCTCCAGAGTGCACTCGACCAGAACCTGAGTCTTGTCCGAGTCACCAGCCTTAGCCAGTTCGTTAGTCTGGAACGGACGCAGGTAAGCAATTGCTGCATACTCAGGATCAAGCACCAGAGCGTCACGGGTACGCATAAATCTATTCGGAACGACCGAAATATTTCCGAAGTCACTGACGTAGATGTCAGCCGCGCCGATAATTGTTGACGGTTTAGCACCAGTCACATTGAAGCGAGTAGCACCAATACCAGCGAACGACGAGACTTTCTGCTTACCAGAAGCGCCAACCATCAGGACGGAAGGCATACCACCAGAGGTAAACACTTCAGCCACAACGGTTTTCAACAGGGCTTCGGTGAAAGTACGCTGAGTACCATCCGAACGAGTCGAAACACCAATAGTCGTAGGATCAGCACCGCCCGAACCGTAGTCGGTATTGGTTTTGATCCATGACAGCAGCGAACCCATCTTACGAGGAGTCGAGTTCGACGAACCAGCGTCACGACCCTGATTCGACAGCATGATCGTTTCCAGATCGCGCTTGATCTCTTGGGAAGCCTTAGCAAGCTGATAAGCCTTCTCAGACTTACGACCAGCCTTGTTCACCGTATCCAGAGTGCCAGAAACCTTGATGGTTTTCTGCAGAATCTGGGTATAGTTACCAAGACGGGTAGTCGGAGACAGAGTTGCATCCGATGCATCAGCACCTTCAACCGCGGCGTTAGCAGTCGTTGCAGCAGCCAGCGAGTCAGTCTGCCACTCATGGTAAACAGCCGTAGCTTTGGTCTTGCCAATCGAGGACATAAAAGGAGTCTCGGTAGGCGAGATGTTGTAGATAACATCAGTCAGGTCTTCGCGCTGACCTACAGCGGTATGTGCGTTATAAATAGCCATGATTCACCTCAAATAAATTTCTCAAATACACTTGCGGCATCAGCAACCCTTCCAGATTCCCTAGCTCGCGCCTTAAGTTTCTTCAGTTCTTCAGCGTTACTATCTCTAGGCTGCGATACGCCAGCTTTAATCACTTTAGGAGCCTGAGCTACTTTCTTAGTAATCTCTGGCTTACTAGCAACTAATTTGTCGTACTGCATCGCCTTGTACAGCGTTAGAACCGCACGAGAGTCATAGACACTCGCTAACTCTTGATCCGAAAACCCTAGACTCTTTCCAAACTCACGGATGTTCTTCCGCAAAGTCTCACCCTTAGCCGGGTCTGCAAACTCTGGAACAGCCGCCACTAACTTCTGGCTTTCCTCAGCGACATACCGCTGGAGATTCTGCTGTCTTTCATGCTCTTGTTGCTGTGCGATTCTCTCGCGTTCAGCCCTAACAGCATTGAGTTGCTTATCCCTCTCTACCATCTCAGCTACCTTTACAGAGTAGCCAATAGGATCAGTTTCCTTCAGGTAAGCTAGGTTTTCCGTCTCATCTTGAGGTTTGAGCATTTGCTCCATCATCTCAAGACGTTGCGCGTATTGATCGCGCAGAGCCTTAGCTTCTTGAACCGCTTGGCGCTCGGCCTCAACCGCCTTACGTTCCTCAGCTACAGCTTGCGATTTCTTGGTGTAATCAGTGCCAAGTTGATAAGACTTGATAAGCTCATCTAGGGTTACCTCATGTTCCTCGCCCGCTGCTTTGACACGGAATCTTTGAGGTTCCTCGGCTTCTTCAACATCCTCTACTTGTTCTACCTCTGATTCATCATCAGATTCGGCCTCGCTCTCGTTGGCTTCTGCTTGGAGTTCAGGTTGTCCGTCGGAGCCTTCTTCTCCACCCATTAAGCCCAAGAAAGCGTTAGCTGCACCTTCTACCGTCAACTCACCACTACCCTCGGGTGTCGTGTTCTGAGTATCGCTCATTTAGTTTCCTTAATTATATCGGGAACCGCCCGACTCGGTTACAAAATCTTTAATCTCCCATCCTTTATTTTCTTGTCTGCAACCATCCCTTGAAGATGATCCTCCAGACTCTCAATAACCCTTAACCTGATATATGCCTGTTCTCTTGAATCAATGTCGTTAGTCTCACTCATTGTGAATCTGTTAATTTCCTGATTCTTCAAGTCCTGCATCATTTCCTTAAAGTAATCATCTCGGAGTAAGTTCTCAGCCCATTGAGATTTGTTCATTTTTCAAATACCGATTTAATGTTCTTTTTATTAAAAATACCCAAATTTCTTATTCCATCTTCATAAACAGCAACACTATCGTATCCCATTTTTTTTATTAAATTAAAAACTTGTGGATTTTCTGCGCTGTAATAAGAGCCCGATAAATCATTTGGGATAAGTTTGTCTAAAGTTGTTTTGCCTCGTATTGGGTCATATATTTCTTGTTTTGCGGCTTTACTTTTCAATTTTGCAATATCATCTGCATTTGCAAAATCAAATACTTTTCCTTCATTAACGCTCAATGGCATTACGTTTGCTTCACCATAAGTTGCATATCTATTAGCAAATTTTGGGTCTGGAGTTACCCAAGAAACGCCTAAATTTCCAAATGATTTTTTAGGGTTTAATTCTGAAATTGCTTTTGTTGTACCATGATAATACTTAGGCAATGTGGTTCCAGCAAAACCCATCGCCAAATCTTCATTAACCTTATCCAC